CCGACGAGAAGGTCGAGGACAAGGCTGACGAGAAGAAGGCTGCTGATGAAAAGGTCGAAGATAAGGCCGATGAGAAGAAAGCAGCCGATGAGAAGCTTGAAGATAAGGCTGACGAGAAGAAGGATGATGGCAAGGATATGAAGGCGATGATCGCCTCTATTGTTGCCGAAGCCCTCAAGGCCGCTCTCCCCGACTTCATTCAGAAGAAGGTGGACGAGAAGAAGGATGAGAAGAAGGACGAGAAGAAAGCCGCAGATGAGAAGGTAGAAGATAAGGTCGAGAAGACCGAAGAGAAGAAGGCGGCTACTGAGTCCCAATTCAAGCCTACTATCGAAAAGCCTGGTTCAGAGGAGCAGCCCAAGGTTGCCGCTGACGAGAAGATTGACGAGAAGGTCGACGAGAAGGTCGACGAGAAGAAAGCTTCTGCAACGAGGACGGGAATGAATGAGTTCGACATCGAGCTTAGCGCTTCGATGGAAGACGAGGTTGCTCCTGACCCTGAAGCAGACGAACGGTTGGCTTCTGTGCTGTTCTCCGAAGGGACGACAGCGGGGACCTCAGACCGCAAGGTCGAGGCTTCTCAGAAGAAGGCCGGCATATCGAAACTCGGCGGGCAGCCGAGAGTCGCCTCCGCTCGTGCGGACGGCGTCGACATCAGCTCCATCTGGCAGTCGGCTCCAGATGTCAGCGAAGCGTTCAAGTAATGAATGCCTCACGCCCCTCACGGGGCGTGAGTTTGAAACAAGCCGTTTGTTGAATCAAAAAGGAAAGAGGGGAATTAAGAAATGTCACTGACTATCCTAATTCGTGGGCAGCTTAACTCTATTCCTGTTCTGTCGGACGCTTGCTTTACCAAAAGCAACTACAACGTGAACACGAATACGACGTTGAGTGTCAATACTCCTCGGGGCATCCTGGGTGGATCAGTCGCAGCGGTCAGCGCTGGACTGGACTACACAGTTGTTCCGATGACAACCGCTCTGCAACCTGTTGGATTGTTCGTCAATGACGCTGCCGGTGCAGCGTTTGAGAACAGCCCGGCGGTAGCTAGTGGTAAGGTCACGGTCATGAAGGCCATGGCATCTGTGGAAGTCGACGTGTATGAGACTCGGAATGCGGCCGCAAACGCAGACCTGACTTATGCTGTTGGCAACCTTCTATACGGCTCGGCGCAGGGTTTCCTGACGAATGAAACCACGGCGTCGGCAGTGTTGATCGGGGTAGTCACCAAGGCCCCATCGACCTCAAGCCCGACCTTGGGATTGGACATGAGGCTGTAAGGAGGATATCACAATGGCTGTAGACAATCAAATGAAGCAAGACATCATCTCCCAGTACATCCGCACCGCCGCAGGGCGTCAGCGTTTGGCAGCGAGCATGATCCAGCCTCTCCGTCGCCGGAGAGACTACATGTCGGTTGGTCGTAAGGCGTTCTTCGTGGAAGCTCTCCCCGATGGCGCACTGCCGATCTATGACAAGGACCCGAACATCACGGCATACGTGGTTGGTGAAGAGGGTGAGAACATCGTGGCGGTTGCAAAGCCGAAGCGTGTGCTGTTCCCTCTGTTCGAGATCGCCTCGAACCCGGAAATCCAGCTCACGGAGATTAAGCAACGTCGGTTCGATCTGATCGAACGTTCGGTTGACTTGGGTAAGGCGGAGATTCAGGCTGAGGAGGACCGCAAGGTTTTCGCAGTCATGGACGCTCTGTCTGCTGACCCGACGAACCCGAATCCTGTCATTCCGGTGACTGGCAACCTGACCGCAAACGCATTGGCTGACGCCTTCGCAAACGTGGAGCGTACCGACATCCGTGTCGCTACCGTGTTCCTGAATGCCAAGGACTACGCCGACCTGCGTAAGTGGGATCGGGACACGCTGGACATCGAGACTCAGGCGATTCTGTTGAAGACGGGTCTGATGGCGACGCTCTGGGGAGCAAAGCTCATCGTGTCACGCATCGTGCCGGAAGGCACGGTCTACGTGTGCGGCGAGGCAGAGTTCTTCGGTCGTATCCCGGTTCGCACGGAGTTGACGGTCCTGTCCGCCGACGATCCTAAGAACCGTCTGATCGGATTCTCGATCTTCGAGCAAATAGGCATTGGGGCATACAACCCCTTCGCACTCCAAGTTTTGAGCATTACCCGCGTGTAGAAATAACGCGAGTGTGAGTCAAGACGTAAACGAAGCCTGCTAGGGGAAACTCTAGTAGGCTTCTTTTTTGTAAAAAATTATACGATTGTTATTGCAACCTGCGTATGGAGATAGTATAATGTTTTTATGAATGGAAAAGAAAACATTGATTATGTTGTTTGTCAGGTGTGTGGATTTGAGGGTTTGTCTTTAAACAGGCATATTTCCAGTCACAATCTAAATGCGGATAAATATGCGGAGTTGTATCCTGATTCAAGGATGACTCCAAAGGTCATTGCTGAGCGTCAGGCTGACAAGATAAGAGGTCAAAGAAAACCTTCTCGTGATCTGGTTTGTGAATACTGTGGAGGCAGATTTAACCATCGAGAGAATCTCTGGCAGCATCTTCAGAAGGAGCGTGATGTATATCAGAATGGGACAGATGGTGTTGAATATTTGACTTGTAAGATATGCGGCATGAGGACTGAGAGTCTCAGTGGACATATTAAGTGTCACGGAGAGACTCGTGATTCTTACTTGATGAAATTTCCAGAATCCAAGATTGTTATTGATCGTGTATCTGATGCTCAGTCGGCATCAGGGGAGTCAAGAAAGATAGAAACTCAAGATCGTTCTGGGGCCACTTTTTGCGACAAGTGTGGCGAATGGTATCTTAAACGATTCAACGCAAAGCACCTAGAGGAATGTGTGTCTTCTCATCCAGATAAATATGTGGAGGGAAAGGACTATGTTAGGTGTCCAGAGTGTAGTAAAGCTATGACACGTCTTGGAGAGCATCTGAAGGAGGTTCATGGATGGGATGATGACAGGATCGTTATAGAGACTGGTAGAGGATTGAAATTGATCGCCGAAAAGGTTGTTGAGAAGATGGCGAAGTTGGTTGACTTTAATGCAGCACAGGTCAAGAGGGAGCAGACTCATTTGGAGCGTCACGGACATTCAAATCCTTTTTCTGACCCTGCAACGAAGGAGAAAATAATAGAGACAAGTCAAAGAAGGTATGGTGTTAATCACCCAATGCAGAACGAAGAGGTTTTTATCAGGCATGAGGATGCCGCAAGGAAAGGTCCGTCTGGACAAGAGATATTTTTCGATGAGCATACATGTGATAGTGTGGTCTATACAGGACAAGGAAGTCGGTTTATACGAACCAAGACGGGTGTTCACAAGTATGGAAGGATTATCAAAGACTTGAATCCAGACTTTATGATTTTGCCGGATAATGTGTTGGAGTCGGCACAATCCGCAATCAGAGATGGTCGGCCACTGGATCGTCAGAAGCACAGGACAAAGTATGTGATCGAACTTCTTGGCGATTGGTATCATTCGGAGCAGATGATTGGGGTGAAACCAGAAGATCACGAGAGGGAAATCATCGCAGCCTACAGTTCTGCAGGGATCAAATGTCTGGCTCTTTGGGAGAAGGATGTAATGGGTAGGTGGAATGAGATCGAGCCTATGGTATCGGCATGGATCGACAAAGCCGTTAAAGACATCAACGAACATCCTGTTTGGAAGAAGTCAACCAAGACAAAGGCAGATGGTAGAATCGGAATATTTGTTTGCCCGAATGGTTCTAGAAAGAGATTTCGGACTCGGGAGAAGCTAGAAAGGTGGATGATTGATCCTTTGAATTTCTGGCGTCAAGATATGGCGGAAGGTAAAGATTATGTCCGATGTTTGGAGTGTCAGAATGTGAGAGTCGGGAAGATCGCAGAGCATCTTCGGCAAAGTCACGGAGGTATGACTAAGGAGGAATATCTTGCGAAGCATCCGGGAGCCTTAACCGTTGCGGGTAGAGTGGGAGAGATTATTGGAGGAAGGGTAGGTCAACGAGGGTCGTATGTAAAGCGGACTGCGTATCGTTGTCCAGATGGCTCTATCGTGGGCAAGAAGGACGCATGGTTAAGAGCATGGGGAAATATGGAGCCTCCGAAAGAATCAATCGTAGATGGCTCTCTGTTCGATCCGTGGGCCGGTAAGATTGAAGGACAAGACTTCGTTGTTTGCTCTATTTGCGGGTATAAGGCAGCTAATTTGGCAAGGCATCTGAAAAGGGAGCATGGTGGAGTAGACTATCAAGGGCAGATCAAGTCAAAGAAATGCGTGGAGAACTTGTCTGCCGGGGCCAACTCTTCTTGGGATGTAAGAGGCAGAAGTCCAGAAAGGGATGTGTCTCAGAACAAGACACACAAGGAGCATGGACTAACAGAAGAGAAATTGAGGAAGTCGTACGTAGATAATGGGTTGAGTGATGCAAAGATAGGAGATGGATGTGGGATAACCGGAGAGGGAGTTGCCTATCTTCGTAAGAAATTTGGGATCGAGACGAGATCGAGAAAGAAGTCTTGATTTCTGATAGGTAGGGTTACTACCCATTATCAGTTTCGGTCTAATACTTCATATTTGGAATGACGAGAAAGAGACTCTGGCAGGGAAACTTGTTGGAGTTTCTTTTTATATTCGAATCATAGATATGGACAGGATACACAAAATAGCCGAAAGAATCGTAGCCACAAGACCGATCAAGCTAGACAGAAGTGTCATAGAGAGATTGGTTGACAAGGTATTGGCGAGGATAAAGGGGATGAGCGCAAGAGAAGACGGAGACGCTCCCCTGCTTGATACATTCTGGTTTAAGGATACGATAGATATTAAGACTATCAAAGGGGAATCGGTTTCCATCATCGTGCAGGTCTTGTCCAGAAAAGGGACTTCGACCAATTTTATTTTAGGAGGAGGATCGGGGAAGACAGTCAAGACGAGGGAACCTGCTGTCGTTATTGATGTGAACGGCAGTTATTCGGCAGAAGATTTTATCGTAGCGGAGTCTAGCTTCAAGAGAGATTTGTCATCCATTCTTTATCATGAGTTGACGCATCAGGCAGATATTATGAAAAGACAGAGTGGTCCGACGAGTAACAGGATTATGACGGAAGAAGATTTTGGTGATAAGTTGGATGATTACTATAATCATCCAAATGAAGTTCGTGCATATATGAGGGAGATTTTCGAGGACATGCGCCAGCATCTGCACATTCTCGTCAATAATTTAGGAGACAGAGAGGCAATACGGAAATTATTGAAATTTAGTAAGACATGGAAGCAGATTGAGCCGCATTTGACGGACTCCAATAGGAGACTGATTGAGAAGGGTGTATATCAGGCGGTTCAAGACTGGATAGGAGAGCAGAATATCGGGAAGGCAGCAAATGTTTCATAGATAAAGCTGAAAATAGGACTCGATAAGAGATATTAGCTGTTTGCGGATAAGAATCCGTTTCCGGGAGTATAATAGAGCTTGGAAAGGGATCAGATATATGAAACCACATCAAGCGAGAGTAGTGGCGGAGAAGGCGGAACTAGACATCAAGATCGAACGTCTGAGGGAGTTCATTGCGGGAGGAATTTTCGGAGGACTGCCAGAAGATGAACGGCGGCGGTTGAGACGCCAAGAGGCTATCATGGGTTTGTATTCAGATGTGCTGGATGAGCGTATTGGCATGTGGGTCTTGACACACAACAATTAGTCGGATGGAGAT